CGTGCCTTAATCAACGCAACCCCAGCGCTTAAAACAGTTGATGAAAGGCTCTAGCAATGGCTTTAGATACCTTTGGAGGATTAAAGAGCAGTATTTCCGATTGGCTGGCACGCGATGATTTAACAAACCAGATACCAGATTTTGTGGCTTTGTTTGAAGCTCATGCACGGAGAGAGTACGGCGGAACGGTACTTGCTAGTAAGTCTTTACTTACAACAACAGCAAATCAGCCAACTTTAGGGCTTGGTCTATCGCCACGGCACATTAAGTACCTTGGCCACGATGATGGCGATGATATGCGCCAAGCAGGTATTGAGGAGCTTACCCGTATGGGTACAATCGTTGGTAAGCCGATTATGTGGGCTTGGGAAACAGGGAGCCAAACAGTGCGGCTATTCCCAACACCTGATGCAGAGTATAATTTGGTGTTGTATTATAGCACTAGCTTGAGTGGCCTTTCTGCCGATGGCGATGCAAACTGGCTGCTGACCAATTACCCTGATATTTACCTTTACGGCAGCTTGTTGCAGGCCCGCCAATATCTTCAGGATGAAGCGCTGCAAGTATATGAGCAAAAGTTCCAAATGCTTGATGAAAGCCTTAAAAAAGCATTATCCCGCCAAGCTAACAGCAGCGGCCAAGGTATTTGCTGGACAAGGGGAGCGCCTGTATAATGGCTTATCCGCGCCTTTCTGATGTAATCCCTTTAGGTGAATGGCTACCTGACCAAACCAGCTTTAACAACGCTGGTGCGATTGTGGTTAAGAACGTTGCGCCATACGGCAAGGGATATATACCATTTAGAGCGCTTCAACCAAGCTCTGGAACGCTTTCTGGTGTTATTTTAGGTGGTTTTGCTTGTGTAGACCGTTCTGGTTCTCCACACTTTTTTGTGGCTACATCTACGAAGCTATACAAGCTAATTAGTAATGCATGGCAAGATGTAACCAGAACAAGCGGTGGTGACTATAATACTAATTCTGGTGAACGCTGGGTGTTTACGCAGTACGGCGATAATGTAATTGCATCTAATTACTCTGATTTTACGCAACGATTTGATTTAGGCACTAGTACTAATTTTGCAAACCTAGCTGGTTCGCCGCCACAAGCCCGTGTTTTGGCGGTAGTTAATAATTTTGTTGTAACTGGTGATACATTCGATGCGATTGATGATGAAAGGCCAGCTAGAATTAGATGGAGTGGTTTTGATAACGTAACCGAATGGACGCCAAGTGTAGCCACGCAAGCTGATTTGCAGGATTTAGCAACAGGCGGGCCAGTTCGAGCAATTATTGGGTACGACAATTACGCTATTATTCTGCAATATACGGCAATTAAACGTTTAGAATATACTGGAGGGTCAGATATATTCTCAATTAGTGATATCGAACCTAATAGAGGGTGTTTTATTTCTGGCACAGTTGCAGCAACTGGCCGCGAGATTTTTTATTATGGTGAAGATGGGTTCTTTCAGTTTAGCAACCAAAGTATGCCGATTGGTCATGGTAAAGTAGATCGCTGGTTTGCGTCAAATGCAGATTTTGGAAGTGCTGAAAAGTTTACATCTACGATTGACCCACGAAGCAAATCGTATGTTTTAAGTTTTGTGAGTAATGACAGCCCTGATGGAAACCCAGATTTAATGCTGATTTATCATTGGGTGGAACGGCGCTGGTCTTTAGTTAACATGTCTATGCAACGCTTGTTTACATCATACAGTCGCAGCCTAAGTATTGATGATTTAGATGCTATTTATGGTGATTTAGATAGTATTCCTACTAGTTTAGATGCGACAGAGTTCAAAGGGGGCAGGCCCCTTATTGCAGCAGTAACAGCAACGGGAGCTATTGGCAGCTTTAGTGGAGATACGCTTCAGGCAGAGATTGAAACCACTGAAGTGCAGTTAAACCCTCAAGGGCGTGCCTTGGTGCAGGAAATCCAGCCAATTACTGATGCCTCAAGTGTAACGGTAACAATTAAGTTCCGCGATAAGTTATCCGAAGCCGAAAGCGTGGGCGATACAGCAGTATTAAATACCTACACTGGAAGCGCTTGTTTGCAGTTGGCATTTAGAGGCACAGGCATACGATGATATTTGGCCTTACCACAGAAACCCGTAACGACCCAGAATATGTGCGTAACATTGCTTTTTGGGTGCGCCGTTTGTTTGATTTGACGCAATATAGAATTGAAGAATTAAGCACAAGTCAAACAATTCGGATTACCCGCACGCTTTACGTTGTAGATACTAGCGCAGGTACTCTTACGATTACGCTGCCACCAGCAAAAGAGGCAAAAGGCGAGTGGATTGTGTTTAAGAAAATTGTGGCTGCAAACACCATGACAATTGATGGAAACGGAAGCGAAACCATTGATGGGGCCACCACACAAAGTACAACCACCCAATGGAGTACCTTAGAGATTGTCAGCGATGGCACCTCTTGGTATGTAATTAACTAATGGTACGCGGCATTCAACCCCACGAGATAGAAGCATTATGGCCTCAGTTCTGGGCTTTATTGTCTTTGGCTGAAGAATATAATGCTGGAGTACCGATTGAAGAAGGAAGCACATTAAGGGCGATTAAAGCAGGCGAGGTGCAGGCTTGGGTGTGCGGTGATTTTGATATTGCCTTCACCACCACTATCTATGTTACGCCGCTTGGTAAAACACTAGAGTTTGTGGCTATTGGTGGTAAAAATGTTCAAGAATGGCTGTGGGTTATTGACAAGGTAGCGGTTTGGGCGGCACAGTTAGATTGTAAACGCTTACTTGCATCGGGCCGCAAGGGGTGGACAAGGGTTTTGCAGAAAGCAGGATTTGAAACAGTATCTTATGTAAACGAAAGACTGCTATAATGCCGAGAGATAAGCAAAAAAACCAAACCACAACAACTACAACAGCCCCTCCTGCTTATGTGGAAGAGCAGTTGCGCTTTGGTTTAAATGAAGCCCGTAACCTTTATAATCAGCCTGCGCCTAGCTTTTTCCCCAACCAGACTTATGCAGGGTTTACCCCACAGCAAGAGCAGGCTATGCAGCTTACCGAACAGCGTGCTTTGGCTGGCAGCCCGTTGACTCGTGAAGCGCAATCACAACTTCAGCGCACCTTGTCTGGTGAGTTTTTAAACGCCAACCCATACCTTGATGCACAGATTAATGCGGCTACCCGTGGCACAACCCAGCGCTTTGCGGAAACTGTTATGCCTAGTGTGCAATCAAGCCTTGGTCGTGCAGGCCGTTATGGAAGCAATGCTTCTACACAACAACTCTTTACCAACGCCCAGCGTACTTTAGCGCAGCAGCTTGCTGATACTGAAGCCAATATTCGTGGTGCAAACTATCAGAACGAGCGCCAGATGATGAACGCGGCGATTGGCCAAGCTCCTGCCCTTGCTGCACAAGACTTCCAAGACTTTGCTCGCCTTGGTGCGGTAGGTGAGCAGCGCCAAGCGATGAACCAAGCCGCTATTGATGAAGCAATGCAGCGTTATCAGTACGAAAACACAATTGACCAACAACAACTTGACCAGTTCCTTGCCCGTGTTCAGGGCCTTACGCCACTTACAGGCACGGTAGGTACTTCAGTGGCACCGCGTCAAGGTTCTAACACCTTTGGCCAGATTTTAGGTTTAGGTGCAAGTCTTGGTGGCGCCGCTTTAGGTAGCCCGTGGCTTGGTACTGCTTTAGGTTATGGTGTTCAACCAGTGGCGACAAGATAACATGAGCGTATTTCAGCAGCTTTTAGGCATCCAACAACAACCAACAGGCGTGCTTGGTGCGGTTATGCAACAGCCGCAAGGTATTGTTGCGCCACAGCAGCAACCGATGCAGGCTAAACCTAAGTTTTGGCAAACACCAGAGTTTGCAACCACCCTTAGCCGACTTGGTGCCAATCTTACGCAAAGCAGCACCAATAACGACAACTTTTTAGATGCGTTTAGTCTTGCTGCTGCCCAAACTACCAACCAAGGGTTAGAAGAGCAAGCCTTAATGCGCCAAGCACAAGCGCAGCAAACTCAACAAGCCCAAACAGGGCCTTTTGGAGGCACAGGTTATCAAAACCAGATTATGTCCAGCCGTTATCAATTCCATATTGCTAATGGCGATGCACCGCTTGTTGCACAGCAAAAGGCAATTAACGATTTTTACAGCTTAAACCCCGTAACGGGTGTGGATGCTGAAGGGCGCCCGATTGTAACGCCACGCGCTTCATTGCCATTTAATATCGGTGAACAAATACCACAAACGCCACAAG